TTGTGCTAGTTGCGTCAACTGCTAGTGTTAATGCAGCGCCTTCACTGCCGCCATTGCCGCCTGTTAAGAACGAGCCGTTTGTAATACTTGCTACGTAGTTACCGGTAGTGTCGGTTCCTAGTGCAACGCTATCTGCTGCAACAGTTGCGGTTAATGTTACGTTGGCAGTTCCATCTATACTTACGTTACCAGACAAGTCGCCAGCTAACGTGATAGTTCTAGCTGTTGTCCAACTTGCTGCAGACCCTGTTATGCTTGCAACATCAAGTATTCCTGTTGTTCCGCTAAACACTTCGCTTGTGTTAGTTGCATCTGGAATAAAAGTAAATCGACCTGTGCTGTCATCGAAACCAAAGAAACCTATTCTAGCACTAGTTCCATTATGCCAACGGAATTCAATACCACGATCTTTATTGTCATCAAGAGTTGGTGCGGTTTTTCCACCCAACGTTATTATTGGATCTTTTATAGTTGTTACTGTAGATTCAATAGTTGTTGTATTGCCAAGAACTGTAAAATTATCATCAGTTGTGATTAAATTAGATTCTTGTAATAAATTCAATGATGAATTAACTAGATTGCCATCACTATCAAGATAGTAAAATATTCTATTAACTGGGTCTAGTGCTATTTGGCCATCGGTAATGCTAGGTAATGCCACTGTAAAACCTTTCTTTTACTTAGAAGGTTCCACCATCTATTGTTACACCATCAAAAGTGGTTAAGTTAGTGATAGATCCTCCGCTTATACTCACGCTATTTGCATTTTGTGTGGCTATTGTTCCAAGACCAAGGGTAGTTCTTCCAGCAGCCGCATCTACATCATCTATCAATGATCTACCAAAAGCTGTAAGTGTGGTAAGTGATGCTGTGTTTGCTCCTGTAAAGTATGGGAGTTTATCAGCAGCTGATGTAAGGCCAGCTAATGCTGCAAGTTCTGGGTCATATCCTTGAACGTCAACGCCTATTTCAAGACCTAGGTTAACTCTAGCGTTAGATGCTGTTGTTGCGCCTGTCCCACCATAGGCTATTGCAATAGTTCCTGCATTCCAAGTGCCAGTTGTAACTGTCCCCAAAGATGTAAGAGATGAGTTAACAACTGATGAACCTAATGTTGTATTTGATAATACAACTGCTCCATTGACCATATAAGCTTTTCCAGATGCAAGGTCCATATATTCTGATGATGTCCATGCATCGCTTGCATTAACCCAGTTGAATGTTTTGTCAGTTGTACCCTTGACAGTTAAGCCAGCCCCATCGGCTGTTGTGTCCGATGGGGAAGCAGTACTGGCTAACTCAATGTTTTTATCGTCAACAGTAACTGTTGTTGAATTAATTGCAGTGAGTGTTCCGTTAACAGTAAGGTTTCCGCCTACTGTTAAATTATTTGAAACTGTTACATCGCTTGCAAGACCAACTGTTACAGATCCGTTAGAAGCTGAAACAACCACTTCACCAGAAGTTCCTGTCAATGCAGTAACGCCAAGATTTGTTATTGCAAGCTTAGAGTTAGCGTCATCATAATTTACTGATACTCCAGAATGTGTTGCATTTGTAAGTAGTGCTGCAGCTGCATCTTGAGCGTCTTCAGTAAAGCCTGTAATCTGTCCTGCATTTATATTAATAGTTGTGCTACCGGCTGCTGTTAAACGTCCTTGTGCATCTACAGTAAAGGTTGCAACTGAATTAGCTGCTCCATATGAACCAGCTGTTACTGCTGTACTGTCTAGATTTATTGTGATAGTATCTGTTGAACTTGCTACTGAAGATAAACCAGTCCCACCAGAAATTGTCAAAGTGTCAATTCCAGAAGTAATTGTTTGATTTGATCCACTGTCTCCAGCAACCGTAAATGAAGTGGCAACATTAGAAATATTAGAATTTATATTTGCTACAAGATTATCTACATAAAGCTTTGTAGTCGCATGAGTATTTGCACTTGGTGTAGGAACAGCTACTGTTCCAGTAAAAGTTTTATTACCAGTTAATGTCTGCTCAGTTGTAAGAGTTGCAAACGCACCAGAACCACCAATGGCAATAACCGATGTAGCTGTGCCACCTGCACCACCTGTGCCCTTACCATAGTAAAGTACGTCATCAACCTCTGTAAATGCTAATTCGGCATTTTCAAGCGATGATGGTGCTCCTGACGAACCTCCGCCAGCCCTTCTTTTAATTCTAATCGTGTTTGCCATTTTTAAAAGCTTCCTCCATCAACTAAATTTTCTTCTGCATAGTTAACCCAAGCAGAGCCGTTATAACGCAAGACTTGACCTGTAGCTACCGAGTTTATAGTAACATCAGTTAATCCATTTAAAACCGATTGTCCAGTAATTAATGTTTCTGCACTGATAATTCTATCTTTTAAAGTTAAATGTGACCCAGCAGGATTTAAACCAATTACTGTTTGCAGTGCTTCTACTGCATCGTTTAAATTCGCATGCTGTAGGTGGTGTGGTACTGTATTTGAATCGAGTCTGTCTGTAGCTGTTGGATTTGTAAAATTGTCTAATCCAGATGGGTATTGTGTAGCCATTTTTATCCTTACAGAGCCAATATCTTACTAGCTGTATCACTCCAAGTTATAGTAACTGATAATGAAGAATTACTACCTTCAAAAGGTAAGCCTGGAGAATTATCTATATAAAAAAACAGTCTAGAATTAGAATTAGATGATCCAACTTGATATAAAACTATGGAATCAAATGCTGTTCCATCATGTGAGATAGTCACATCGTCTCCGTCTAAAATTCCATTAGAACTAGTAATGTTCTGCACATTTCCTGAAACAGCTACTACTGCATTTGATGGTATTTGAGAAAAGTATTGATCACTAGAAATATTTGGGGTATAGTTATCAGCATTAATTAATGCAACTCTATAGTTTGAAGAGCTTGCATTTATTTCTCCTCTTAAAAGAGATTCTTTTGCTTTTGTGTAAACAAAATTTGCCATTAGATTCCAACATCTTTTGAGACGATAATTCTGTATTTATACCCACTCTCAAAGTACTCTTTATCTTCAGTGTAATAAGCAGGAGTCGCATCTGTTAATGAAGGGAAATCTATGTACACTTCTGCTTTCCAAGAATGCATCTGTACTCTTGTGGATATATTCTCCCACCTAGATGGAGTCCTTTGTATCTTTTTTCTTTGAGCTTTAAAATAAGTGTTATTTAAAAAGTTTGAAGCTGGACGAGAATTAAATATAATTTTTACTCTTCCATAATTATAATCATTCTCTAAATAAAAATCACCATTTGCTGGAACTACCTCTGAAATATAAAAATCAGGGTTTTTTGCAAGGATTTGGACACTTGTAAACGCGTCTGTTCTTATTGATTTATCTTCTACTAAAACTTCTCCAACTTCTGGAGCTCTTACGGAAGAAAAGGAAGACGGAGTTGCGCTGTCTCCTTGCCATTCAAACAATATCTGCTCTTCAGATATAGTTTCATTGGCTGCGTCAAGAAAATTAACCAATCTTATTAAATAAGATGTTCCAGTAGTTAAAACCAAATTCTTATGCCAATATAATTTTAAAGTTCTAGATATTTGATTATAGTCAATAATTGTTTCTATAGTTTCAAAAGGGTTAGAGATTACCGTGGGAGTTGCATCGTCTGTTTGAAGTATAAAATTTGAATTAACTAAACTGCTTATTTTTATGGTTGATTGAAATCTTATAACAACCATATTTTGATCAAGTGCTACAACAGCATCTATGAGAGAAAGAGCCACACGAATCTCCTAAAGAATAAATATATATATTTAGTAACTTATCACAAGACAAAAACAAAGGGGGCGGCTTTCGCCGCCCCCAGTGTTTTAACTGCTATGAAATTAATCCTAAGATTAAGCCATTTCGTTTGTAACTTGTACGTCATAGTTACGGGCGAGTCTGACGTTCTTAGCAACTGTGATACCTTCACCGTCACCGAGCATTACAATGTCATAACGCTCTTTCATCTTCATCTGACGAATGTCACGGCTTGGATCATCAAACTGATCTGTGCTCATGTCATCCTTGACGAGGAGTGTGCCGACTTCGTTGCGGTCAATCAAGAAGAGGTCCGACTTAGCAGCATTTCCGCCACTCTTAGCTGTAAAGCTTACGAATGGTGATACGATAACGTTAAGGCCCATTGGGGCTGTTGCGTTAAGCGCACCTTCTGCTGATTGTGGGCGGTAACCCCAGCTTGTGTTAACTGCAGCTGCTGAACCACCTGTGTGGAAGATCGCATCCTTAAGGAATACTGACCACATAAGTGGGTGCAAGATGAAGTCTGTTGGGACATGGTTTTCAGCCATCAAAACAGCTGCCATATCTACAACGTCATCCCAGGTAACAGTCTTGTTTGCAGTGCCGTTAATGTCACGGCCAGTTGTGTCATCGTAGCTGCCACTGTCGTTATCGAAAACGATTGTAGCTGCATCCTTGAAACGACTGAGTGCAATTTGCTCCTTGAGTCTTGCCATTGCGCGACCAGCTGCACGAACGTGCATGCCGACAATGTCCCAAAGTGAGTCAGCAATAACTTCCTCTGTGAAAGCTAGCTTAACACCCTTTTTGGAGACCTTGCCCTCGATCTGCTTAGCAAATGCGAGTGCCTGCTCTGGGTACTCTTGGCCCTCAGGAATTTCTGAGGCTTGGATTGCGTTTACTGCAGGGAACTCCAAGGAGCGTCCCTTACCTAGGCGCACTGTTGAAAGAAGCGGAGTAACAAGAAGTTGTGGCTCTGCTGCTTCCTTAAGGGTACGTGAAATAACCTTTGGGAAGAGAATTGCTGCATCTGGTGATGCAAACGCTTCCTTAATAGTTACTCTGTTACCTTCATCGATATGTCCGTCCTCGGTTAGTGCTGACTCCCAAGCTGGGAGACCCGAGAGGAGCTCTTGGATTGTCTTACTCATCTTAGGACTATTCCTCCTGTGTTATTTTCTATTAAAGTGTAAGATTGACGCGGAATGCACCAATTACGTTGTGAACATCCAAATTGGAACGGATACCCAATTTGCCTGAATATGTACCTGAACGAGTAAGTTCAAATACTGTCTTCAAAGCACCTGGATCCGATGGCAATTGCATGTAGGAAAGCAGACCATCATCAAAGTTGGTTGCAAACTTTTCTACCTCTACTACCTTACCAACTTGGAGGTAAGAATAGACTGCAGATGAGTTATAGAAGTCAGCTGCAGCTGCCTTAACCGGACGGCCCATATGGTCAGCTCTAATAACTGATCCAACTGTTACGTCCGCATTGATACCATCAACCATTGGATATTCAACATATCCATGAGTGATGAAACCTGCGCCCTGTGATGTACCCTTATCGAATGGACGATAGAGGTCGTACTGGGCAACACCTACTGGTACTGATCTTGCAGCTACGGTTACTGTATCAGTTGCACCTGAGCTGTATGATGGAGTTGCACCATCCATTGGATCCCATGTTGATGGCATTGAATCACCCCAGGTAACTGCTGAAGCAGTTCCGTTTGCAGGAGCAACTTCTGCATCACCTGTTGATGCATTGGCTACTACTGAAAGGATGGTTCCCTTTGGAATAACAATTTCAAAGCGGTCATCTTCACTGTCTAGGTACCATGTTGGTAGACCAGCTGCTGGAAGCAAGTAAGCTGCTGGGGCAATACCCTCAGAAACTACTAGGCGACCGGCACCAGTCTTTGTTCCTACTTTACGAAATTTAGCTAAAGACATTTTATTATCTCCTTAAAGTGTTTTGTCTTAGAGCTTACGGCGACCCATAAGCGCATCTACAAAAAGCTGCTCTGCAGTGTGTTTTGTATCTGTTTTGACCTCAGAATCTTCATTGCCAACGGTGATTACATTTTGTTCACCCTCAACAACTTCTGTTTCTGAAGCAATTTCTGGCATTTCTGCTCTAGTCTGTTTGACTTGTGGCAAACGTGCCAAATCTCTTAAAGAATCTGCCAAAGAAGATGCTGTGCGTGGTGCATGCTCTTCAATTGCTTTTTCTCTATTATCAATAGATTCAAGGCCAACTGCAATTTTTGCATCAACAACTCTTTCAACAAGAGTATTGTGTAATGCTTTTTTCAGCTTCGTGTTTTCCTCTTCAAGGGCCTTTACTCTTGCGAGTACTTCAGAGTCTTCGGACTCAGTGGCTACTTCTACTTCACCATTGAGTGAATTCTCTTCTTCGGCCTTCTCTTGAGGCTCAGTCTGAACGTCCTCAGACTTCTCTTCTGGCTTTTCAGCTTCCTCAGAATCAACAGCTTTTTCAACCTGTTCATCTGCTTTCTCTGAATTGTCGTTGGAGATCTCTTCTGCTGGAGCTACAGGCTCTTCGGCTGCTGCTTCAGCGACTTCTTCTTCTT